TCGAGCTTTCGTCATGCAGGGGGAAATAGGTCATCTCCCCGTCCGGGTTGTTCACTTCCACCTGCTGCCCGGCTATCTCCACCTTCCGGCTCGTTGGCATCTTGGTCACCTTGGCCAGTACGCGGTGGCGCTTGGACAGGATGGCATTCACATGCCCGCTCATTTTGTACGTATTTCCGTATTTGTACCCCGTCTTGTTGTCCAGGTTCGAAATGTTGGCATCGTCGGCCACACTGTCGTCAAACTCAATCATCGTATAGGGCGGCTGCTTGATGGTCAGTTCCGGATAACGGGCGGCATACTTCTCCAATTCCTCATCAGCCAGATACTTCGTCAGGGTCAGCTTGCCCCTCAGTCCCGAATGCCTGTCATCCACGGCACCCGTCTGCGTGTACGTTCCGTAGTCAAAATACTTCTTCAGCAGGCTTCCGTCGTCTTCCCGGTCTATCTCCAGCACAAAGCGCTCCAGCTTGCCGCTGCCGTTCAGTTTGGCCTGGTGCAGGCGTTCCAGCATGGCAAACCCGTCGATGCCGGGGCAGTTGGTGTAGCGGTAGCCCCGCACGTTGTTGATGCCTTCCAGTATCAATCCGCTGTCCTGCAGCTTGGTCAGATACTCCAGGAACAGTTCCTCAATCGTGTCCGGCAGGCATAACTGCACAACGGGCGCACCGGTAGCCAGCTTCACGCGGGTCAGTCCCGTACCTCTTACGTCCAGTTTCTTCAGCCGCCCCTGCCAGCTCAAATCCAGGGTGGCCACGTTTCCGTTGTCCCCGTTCCGGGCCAGCAGGTTATTCCGCATGTTCACTTCTTCCAGAAGCAGCATCCCGTTGGTCGAGGCCATGAACGAGCCGTTCCGGTACCCGCTGGCTTTCTCCACGCTCATGTCCAGTTTGACCAACGAGGTCAGCAGACCGAAGTTGAAGCCGATGGCGAACGCATCCTCATGCCACACCAATTCCTTGATTTTGCCCGCACCCACTATCTTCAGCGGGTCGTTCTCACCGAAGGCACGGGTCAGCTGCAGGGAGTGGAGCACGTCCGCGTCCACCACACCGCTGTCAGCCTGTACGCCATTGCTGGTGGACAATTGCACACGGTAAGGGATGGTCAGCCGGTACTGCATCGGTTTCAGTTTATAAGCCTTGTCCAGCGATGCCGTACTCTGGTAGAACTGGGCACCCAGCGTAGATACATAGCCGTACTCCACCTGCTTCAGGTCGTACCGGCGCTGAATGAAATAGTTCCGGTGCGCTTTCAGCGAACCCTTCAGACCGTAGATCTGCGGATAGGTCTGTTTCGCACCGTCCGCACCCACCGGCATTTCGTTCAGGAACGGATACACATACTTGAATATGCCGGACTTGTTATACAGGCGCGAGCACCACTTCTTCATCTGCTCGGTATCGAAGTGGTCAATGGCTTTCTGGATACTGAAGGCACTCATGAAGCTGGTACCGCCGTTCACGCCCTTGGTCATCACTTCCTCCAGCAGATTGCCCATGTTGCCCAGTATCAGGTTCCACAGCCAGCTGTTGTGCCCCTGCATCACATAGGCCCCGTCGCGCTTCGTCTGCCGGTTGTCGTCATACTTCCCGGTCAGGAACGACTTGTTGTCCGAACCCAGCTGGCAGTCACCATCGTAATAGGTTATCCACCACATCACGCCGTCCCACGTCCGCACCAGCATGTTTTTTGCCAGCTGGTCCACGCCCAGGTTGAACTGTACATACAGGTAGTAGGCAGCCAGGTTGGGCAGGTTGAAATACTTCCCGGCTTCCTTCCTGAAGGTCGGGCTCACCCATTTCGCGGTCGGGAACTTGTTTCCGTCATCCTCATAGTCCACCCCGTCAAACGTGTGCGACTCCTTGTTATAGGTCATGCCCTTGCCTGCAGGCGTTTCCTTCACACATCTGTAAAGGAAACTCATCATGCGGTCCAGGGCCTTGTACATCTTGTCATACTTGTCACCGGTGCCCAAGTGTTCCTTGATGTTCGGTTCTTCTTCGGCATCCCCACCGCCATCGTTCCAGAACACGTCTTTCGGATGGTTGAATTCGAAACCGCCGTCAAAGTTGAAATCCATGAAGTCCGTATGGTCGGGCTCCGTGGACGGCAGCCAGCGGAACAGGCACAGGTCATTCGAGTTGTTCAGCGTCTCGATGCAGATGGGCAGGTATTCCTTCGGCTGGTCGCCGTTCGCCTGCAGGTAGTTCAGGGTGTCGCCGGTTCCCCACTGCTCGCCGCCGATAGTCTTGTCCTGGCCGAATATCGGATAGGAGTCGGACTTCTCGTTGTTCATGTTATACTGGCCGTAATAGGTCAGGTCCTCGTCCACACTCTTGGCCACAAACAGGTCACAGGGCAAGCCGTCAATGGCCGAGCGTATATCTTCCTTGCACGTATCTGCATGGTCGGCGGCATACTGTTGGGCAGGGGTCAGAATGCCCATTTCCTTCATGCCGTCATGAATGAACTTCGCACCGCCCGTGTTGGTCGTCATGGAGGAGTCTGAAAAGTCACATTTCGCACAGGCAAGTTTTGCGCCCACCGAGTTGCCCCGCAGCCGGAACAGGTTCTTCTTGCCCTCTGTAGCTGTCGGGTTGCTCTGCTGCCCGTTGCCGTCTATCTCGCCGTAGGTCATCCGTGCCGTATATCCGCTGGCTGTCTTCTGGAAGTAGAAGCGCAGGTTCTTGCGGGCATAGTTCACCGAGCTGGTACCCTGAATACGCAGATAAATGTCACGGGCTATCCAGTCCAGCGCCCGGTTCTCGCCGTTGTAGAATCTCACTTCCCGGCACAGCTTGTTGGCCTTCTTGTTGTTCAGCTGGGCCAGCGCATCCATCACGTTCAGCGTGTCGCTCTCGCTCGGCACCTCACTGCCCACGCTGCCCGTACCTATCAGTACCAGGATCGAGTTCCGGCGCTTCTTCATCAGTCCCATCAGCTTCTCCATGCTCACCGTGTCCCCCTCGTTCAGCACGCGGTTGTCCTCATCCAGAGAGCGCACGCCCGGTTCCCCGTCGGCATCTTCCAGGTGGTTGCGGTCCACGATATAGTTGTTCAGCACCTCGTCCGAGGTCAGCGCCTTGTTGTAGATGCGCACGCTCTTCACGTTCAGGTCCGCACCCGTTGACTTGAACTCCAGCTGGCTCTGGATGTTGAAGTTCACCTTGTCCAGCCACTTCGAGGCGGCACTTTCCTCACCGTTCACATAGAAGCCGATCAGCGTGCGCTGTTCGTTCGTTTGCACGTTCGGGTAGAACACATAGGTAATGCGGATGTTCGTGCCCGGCTGGAACTTCGTACCCACCGAGTCCTCATAGCGCAGCACCTGTCCGGCATCCATCGCCTCGGTCACCACACCGGTCAGGAACTTGGCCTCTTCCGGGGTCACAATCAGCCCGTACCGGTTGCCGTTGTCCAGCTGCCCCAGGCAGGTGATCAGCTCGGCATTCGTGTCCGTCACGTTGGCCGTACTGTATTCTATCTCCAGCGTCATGCCCACGTCACGGATGGCAAATCCCTCGGGTTTGTCCGCCTCGTTGAAGGGACGATAACCGCCGTCGGCGGTCAGGGTCATGCCAGCACCGCCGGCCAGCAGCAGGCGGTCCTTGTGCCAGCCGCTACCTGCCCCGTATTCGTTCACGCTCCACAGCACGTCCCGGAACTCCATCCGCTTGTCACCGCTCACCCAGCTTGCCGGGTTGTTTTCCGTGTTGCTGCGCCCGAAGGCATCAAACGTACACACGGCATCCGGTGCCAGCGTAGCTTCAATGTCGGGGTGCGATGTCGTGTTCACCTTCACCTCAAGCACGGCATCACCGCACGACACGCGGTAGTCCAGCGGTTCCACATTTACGTTCGTCCGCCCGTAGCTGCCGGTCTCGCCGCGCTGCAGCAGGTCTTCCTTCACCACACTGCCCTGATTCGTTACTTTCACGCGGGCCGTGTACGCATCGCGGTCATAGCCGGCATACGAAAAGCTCCATGCCGTAAATTGCTCTGCCTCCAGCACCGGGCGTTTCCAGTCGAGCTGGAATCCCGCAGCCCGGTGGCTGAACATCATGCCGGCATAGGCCGTCACACCGCCGCCTGCCTTCAGTAGCGTAATGTAATGCACCCGGCTCACCACACCGGAGTTCTCATGCTGTGCGTAGGCTTCCACCACGTTCGTACCTTCCTGCATCTGCGTCAGGGGGATGGTCACGTTCTTCTGCTGCACCCCGCTGCCGGCAGAAAGACCGAGGGTAAAAGCCTGGCTGCCGTTCACACGGTAGTAGATGTTCTTCTCGCCGCTCGTACCCTTGGCCGTAAAGGGGATGTTCACGTCGTTCCGGTATCCGCCGTCGGCCAGCCCGTTGCCCACCGAGTAGGTCGTCTCCAGCGTCATGGCCACCATGGTCACCTTGGCCGTGGCTGTCTTAATTAGCGTGCCGCCCTGGTAGGTAGCCTGCGCCTCCACCTGCACGGTATAGGCGGTGGCATCCTTCAGGTAGGGCGATGCGTCAAAGGTGTAGCTCTGTCCGGCTGTCACACCCACAAATTCCGCATCCTGGAACTCACTGATCACGGTCGAACCGCGTTTCACAATCACGCGGGCTTTCAGGTCGCTGTAGCCGTCCACCGTACCGCCACCGGCAGTACCCACGCCCACGGAGTATTTCACCACAAAGCCGCTTCCCAGTGCCAGGTACTGCTGGGAGGGAAGTCCCGCGCCGCCGCTGTCTGTCAGGTCGATGTTCACCACCACCTTGTCGTCATCCGTGTACTTGGAAAAGCGCACTTCCTTCGAGCTCTCGCCGCCCTGGTTATCCTTCTGCTTGACGGTCATCACATACTGGGTGCCGTCCTCACTGTCCTGCACATCCACGTCCGTCACCGTACCCACCATTGCATCAAACACCGTTCCGGATGTAGGGGGCTTCGTCTCGCCGCTCACCAGTTCCTCGGTTGGGGTACGGTTTGACAGCTCTTTCTTCAGAAACGCTTCTACATCGTCCCCGGCATAGGCATGATAGGTGCCGTCCGGCTGTTTCTGGTTCCATGGTGTTTCAAGATTCATCGGATGTTCAGTCGCATTGATGATTCCGCTTATTTTCCTTTTTGCCATAATACTGTCCTTTTATAATAATCATTCATTTATCAGTTTTACTGCTACCGTTCCATGCGTCCGACCCGTTCCACGGCTCGTCGCCTTTCCAGTATCCAAGTCCGAAACAGCTGCTGATTGCGGACCATACCAGCCTTGCCCCGGCATAGACAGCCGACAGGGCACGTTTTCCCACATACGCAGCCGTTATTTCCTTACCGCCTATGGTTATCATCGTCAATCCTCCTCATAAATCAGATACAGCGTATTCGCATCCTTGTCCTGCAGTGCCTCATAGGCTTCCTCGCTCATCACCTCATGCCGGTAGGCCAAAAGTTTCAGAGCGCCTCCCGTGCCGGTATATATGGCATCGCCCAGCAGGTAAAGCTTGTCCGGCAGGATGGCTGTCCGGTCCGCATTCATGAACATGCCGGCAGGGGGTACTCCCGCCACGTCCCAGTCCCCGTACAGGGTGGAGTCCATGTGGTAGGCAAATTTCCCGGCACCGGCCACATACACCACGTTGCCGCCCGGCTTGGTACTCTTGTCAGGCAAGACATTGCCTGTTTCCATCCATGAGGAAAAGCGTGCGGTAGCTCCGCCGACGGCTGCTGCCGTAGTCTGTTCCACCTTGGCAGCGGCATTTTCTGCCTTGGCTGCCGCTTCGTTGGCCTTGGTTGCGGCTTCCGTGGCGGCCTGGGTCTTTTCCTCCAGCCCGGCTACGGCTCCTTCCGCTTTCTTGGCGGCAGCCTCGGCTCGGGCGGCGGCATCACTCGCAGGCTTACCTATCAGTTCCAGGGGGACGTTCACCATTTTCCCGTCCTTCTCACCGGGCAGTGATTTCACACCGCTCAGCGAGGTGACGGTTTCCAGATCCTCCACACCGATAGAGGACTGGAGTACACGGTCCAGCACTTCCTGAACCATTTCTTCTTGCGTCATTTCTGCCATAAATCTATTCATCTATCAATTTTACGATCTGTGAATAACATCCTGGGGTTAGCCCGATTACAGACTCTTTTATAAGTATAGCATCCTCAGCACTAATGGATAAATCCCCGTTTGCCTGTATGAGACGCATGCACAATTCATACGAATGGATTTTACGGCTGCTATCCTTATTAGAATCACCGGATGATCGAGCACCTTCCCCATTAAAAAGGCATTGGGCTATAATATCTGTCATCAGCTGGACTTTTCCACCGACTATGAGGTCATTCCCTCTATAATCCTTAAACGTCTTGTTAAAATTCACCTTCATAACTATTCATTTTTATGACACGTTAATGATAATTCCATTCTGTACTTCTACTGTTTTACCCTTGAATCGCCCAGACCAACCATTTTGAGGAAGCATTTTATCAGCTTGTACCACACCACCACTCACCAGAATATTCCCGGAATGCACCAACACATCGCCATCGAAATATCCTGCTGAAAATGTTAATGTGTCAGGATAAGTAGGCTTCTCACGACAACTTCCATAAATACCTGCTCCACCAAATGGAGCAATACCCATGATTGCATTACTAAAATTGTTTGCCTTAGCATAGATGCAGGTATCTCCGGTCCAATAGCCGTCATATCCCAATCGAATTTCAGCATCTCCATTACTCCAAAGCATGCAATTCCTTTCAACTGTAAATGTTCCTACCTTTCCTCCGTCCTCAACAAATATTTTTCCATATACAGATGCATTCCGGCATTCCATGCTCCCGTCTTCCAGTATCTTGAAATTGCCGTTGGCTGTCACCAGTCCCTCCAGCTGTATGTGGTCGGCTGTCAGCTTGATTTTGCTCACGGGCTTGCCGTATTCGTCTGTATCTTCCACACTGACCCCGATAAGGGCCACCTTTCCGCTGGCATCCTGGGCATACAGCCCGGCACCTTCCGGCTTGATCACCAGCCCGGTTTCTTTCAATGCAGCCCCGTCCTTGTCAAAAACCGCCGCTGAAATCTTTACCAGCCGGTCGCTCTGTTCGAACAGTGTACGGTACTTATAGGCCAGTGCGTCCGCCTTGTTGGTAGAGAATACCAGCAGCGAAATGTAAATCACGCCCGTAAACGACAGCTTGAAGTCTCCCGTACCGTTCCAAAGGCCGTCCAGCGTGAACATCTTCTCGCCGCCAACGGGCAGGTCTTCTTCATGGCCGAACAGGTTGAAGTTTTCAAACCCGGTCTTGTCAGCACCCACAAATTCGATTTTCAACCGTCCGGCCTTGATGACCCGGTAGCTGAAGGACAGATACACCACGCCGGGCACCCGTTCGCCCTGGCTGTTCGTCTGCCGGTACTCCGGTACCAGCCGGAAGTCCTCCAGTTTCTGCATGATATAGCTGTTCCGGATATAGGCATAAGGCACCTTGCCGTCGGTCCGTATCTCGGCATGGCCGTCCGGCTTTGTACCGTAAGGACCGCCGTTCGCCCAGATCCAGCGTCCGCCCAGGGTGAACAGCGTAGCCTTGCTGCCCGTCTTCCATTTGTCCATGCCGTCGGCAAAACTGCTGTTGTCCAGATAACTCTGTTCTTCGCGTATTTCCTTGCGCAAGCTTTCCACGGCTGAATGGATTTTCCCCTCGGTTATCTCAAACCGCGTCAGGATGTCCTCGCCCGTCATCAACACGAACGTACCCTTCAGCCACACGTTGTCGGCATACAGGCCGTTTCCTTTCGGCTGTTTGTCTGCCGGGAAAGCGCTGCTCCTGATGCCGTCCAGCTTACCCAGCCGGCAACGAAGGCAGCCGTTGAAGTTCTTGGCCTTCACACCGTCCAGAATGTCGATACGGGGCTGTCCGTCCTCCGTGGCCGCAATGGATATAAGGTTCTGCCGGAGCGGGGTTTCGGTGTTGCCCATCAGCACGCACTCATCGCCTGCCTCCGGCTTCACCCCGCCAAACTCGCTTACCGGGACCAGTACACCGCCGGCTATCACCGAAGCCACTTCCACCCAGTATGCTTTTAGTTTCTTACCACCCGTAACCGCACAGCGCATCAGGTCATGGGCCACAAAGCCCGATTCCTGCTCAAACACGATGCGGTAGTTGTCGCCCTGCTTCACCACGTCCTTGATCTTGCCGTTGGCAGCGGACACCACCAGCTGGCCGCACACGCTGCGCACCTTCTCGATCAGCAGTTCCAGCGCCACCAGGCTTTGCCGGGCAGTCACTTTGTCCACCGTCAGGTTTGTCAGTCCGGTCAGCTGGTCAATCCACAGCTGCCAGCCCTCACCGGTCAGCCCGTCCACAAACTCCGTGCTGCGCAGCAGTTCGCGGATCACGGCAGTCAAGTATTCGGCATTGCCCTCACCATCCACGATGCCGCAGGGCTTGCCGCCAGCAGCCTCGCCAAAGCTCACACCCTTCAGGAAGCGGATGGACTCTTTGGCTGTGTCCGGCTGGTTCTTGCTCAGGAACTCTTTCTGGCTGCGCCGGGCGGAAAACAGGTTGTTGTCCGTGGGCAGCGTCTTGTCCCAGCTTCGTATGATGTCCGGAAGGGCAGCGCCTTCCGTCTTTGATTTCGTATAGCTTTTCAGCGCACCGATGCTGTCCGTCACCTTGTCGAACTTGCCCACCTGCAGCGCATCGCTTATCTCGATGTCCATCTGCCCGGGTTCGTTCACCTTGCGGCTGATCTTGGTGATACGGCTCTGACGGTAGCCTTTTTCCGGGAAATACTTCCGGCTCTCCAGCTTCACCCGTCTGCCCACAAACAGGTCTATGCCGTGCTCCTCGATGTATACCGGGTCTGTCGGGGCTTTGTAGGCGGCAATGTCCAGCCAGTGGTCCCGGTTGTACTCGTCCACCGCAACCGCAAACTCCTCTTCGGCCAGCCGGTAATACTCATCCGGCATCCGGATATTCCACAGGATATAGGTGTCGCCTGCTCGGGGCACCAGCTTGCCGCCCGGCAGCTGGGTGTCGTCATCGTAGGGCCAGATGGTGATCAGTTCGAATTCACGTGCCGCGCTGTCGTAGTTCACCTCAAAGTAGTGGTCATCGCTTTCTCCCAGTCCGGCAAGGTCGCCCGTCTGGAACGACACACGTTTGGTTTCTCCGGCCAGCTCGTACAGGTTAGGGTCAAAGTCCAGTTCCCCGTCCCGGAAATAATAGACGGTGAATTTGTTTCCTTCATCGTCTGCCACCTCCTCGCTGCGAACCGAGCTCACCGTACCCACCCGGTGGGGGTAGATACCGCTGAAGGCATCCTGTTCGTAATGGTCATAGATGCCGTATTCCTCCACACCCTGCTCGATGTACTTCCTGCCGCCGGGAAGCATCAGACGCGGGCTGCCGTATTTCTCCGCATCGATGTTGCGGGTCGAGCCTACCGGGAACAGGCGCGTATAGAATTTGGCCGTGTTGCTCGTATCTCTTTCCAGGGAGGTCAGCCCCTTGCCATAGCCAAGGGTGATTTCTTCCCCGTGTTCGCAGCGGCACACGTTCACAGTCTGCCCCTCAACCCACCATTCCACCTTGCCGCCTGCCTTTTCCGCGATGGCTTTCAGCGCTTCGTCGCAGTACATCCCCTCGTAGTCTATCGTGATCAGCTCCGTACCTTCCACCGTACCCGTCTTCCAGTCAGTAATGTGGCCCATGCCGTTATTGATAGCCTTCACCACCATCGCCACATGCTCGCGGGGCGTGGCCGTCAGGGTAAACAGGGGGTTGGTGTCCCCGTCCGTCGTCTCCAGCACCAGGAACCGCTTGATTAGGCTCTCGATACCGTACAGCTTCAGGTTATACTCCCATTCACCATCGCTCACCTGCTTCGGCGTGTAGCGTTCTGTCAGCCAGTACCGTTCGCCCAGATAGTCCGTGTAGTCGTTCACGTCCAGGGGCAGGAAGGCATAATAGCTGAACGACAGGGAAAGCACATTGTCTCCCTGCACTTCCTTGCTTTGCGTCGAGCTGTCGTTCACGGCCACATCCGCACGCTTGGTTCCGGCTTTATCATATATCGTTAGAAGCATATTCTAATAGCGTTTGAATGGTTATATAATCGGTTTCGGTTCCCGGAACTTTACCCGGAACTTTCCGGCATGCACGCCTTCCGTCCACAGATAGGTCAGCGGGGTGAACTTCGTACAGTCGGCATACTTCACCCGCAGCTGCAGGTCCAGCTGGGGGAAACGGATTTCCAGCCAGCCGTCCTTCCCTTGCTTCAGGAAATTCACAAAGGCAAAGTACTGCTTCATCCAGCCTGCCTGGGTCTTGTTGTACAGCGCAAAGTGCAGCGTCACGTCACGTGCCTCATTCCGTGGGGTCAGCACGGGGCTGTATTTCTCCCCGTGCTCCTCCCGTATGTCCACAGCCGTATCCTTCTTGGCCTTGCTCGGGGTCAGGATGGCCGTCAGGTTCTCCATGCCCCCGCGCCGGTCTTCCACCAGGAACACGCCGTATTCCGTCCAGATGTCCGTGCCGTTCACCAGCACCAGTCCGCTCAGTATATTGCCCATATCACTTCACTTTTAGTCCGTCACGTATCATTTTCTTTATCACTTCCTTCAGCTCGCCCAGGTGTCCGGCGCTCACACCGGTGTTCTCGGCTATCCGGGCCAGATGGCCTTCGGCCGTGTCCATCTTCTCCGCCACACTTTCCAGCCGGTCATCCATGCTGCTCCAGTGCTGCAGCCCGCTGGTGAACATGCCCTCCAGCTTCGTCCCCTGGTCCTGCGTCATGGCCGTAAATCCGCCCGCTTTCGCACTCTGGCTGGTGCCGCCGGCTTCGGTCTTGTCGTAGCCCGTGGCTGCCGCCAGGTTGTCACGCAGGGCAAGGGCTTCGTCCACATACTGCATGTACTCTTCAGTCAGCGCGTTCCGTTCCGCCTCGGTCAGTTCGTTGTCCTCCATCGCCTTGCCGAACTTCTCCCACCAGCCTTTCAGTTTTTCGCTGTACAGTTCACCGATCTTGTTACTCAGCATCGCCCGCATGAAGTACTCGGATATATCCTCCGCCGCATCCTTCGCGCCATACTTCATGTTCATCAGGTTGTCAATGAAGCTGCTGTACATACCGTCGAATGAAATGCCCGTCAGCCCTTCATACAGCTGGTCGGTCAGTTCCTCCAGCTTGCCGGCCTGCGCTATGTAGTCATCCAGTTTATCGGTCAGTCGCCCGCCATAGCCGCCCTTACCGGTGTTCTGTATCTGCGTCCACATGTCCACGTTGCTGCGCAGCGCCTTCATCTCCTCCGGGCTCAGGCTCCACAGGTTCCCGTCCCACTGGCGGCCAATCTGTCCGCTCAGTTTGTCTATCTGTGCCTGGTTGAAACCGCCCCAGTAGTAGTTCCAGCTGTGGTGACTTCCGCTGTAGCGTGCCTGTTCCTTCGCTATCTGCAGATAGTTTGCATTCGTTTCTTTCTGGTATTTGTAAGCATCCCGGTAAGCTTCCACCGATTTTGTCCCCTTGCTTGCCTTGATGGTATCGGTCAGGTCTTCGATGGAAGTCTGCAGTTTCTCGTTCCGGTCCGTAAGACGGTCTATAGCCGCCTGCACTTCCTTGGCGTTCCCGCCGATGCCGAACAGTTTGTTGAAACCTCCGAAAGACACTGTATTCAGCAATCCCCCGATACCTTTCACAAGGGAACCGCCTATCTGTTTGAACAGGTCTCCGCTGAGGATATTGTCGAGTATTCCGGTTATCGCATTGAAAATGGTGTCTATCAATGATGAGATAATCGGGCCAATACCGTCTTTCAGCAAATCCAGTATGGAGAGAATGGCCGATATGATCTGCCCGATGACTCCGGCACTTGACAGGGTCTCGGACATCTGACTGATGGCATCACCGACCTTGCCTCCGATATTCAGTTTTGAAAGACCGGTAAGCATGTTCTGGATTCCTTCAAATGATCCCTGCAAGGTTCCGCTCGCAAAGCCGTGCAACCCGT